TGTGTTCCTTCTTGTATTAAGTTTTAGGAGGTTTGATTCAACCTCAGGTCAATGCGGTACCTACCGCAATAACGTTGTAGATTAGGGTTCTCGTACGGCCTGTAACACGGCTTCTCCACAATCTGCACACGATCCACATTCGCAGACCCCGTACTCAACGTGAACGTGACTTTCGGGTTCAACACCCACGGATTCATCAAGTTATGCATCGCCCTAGCTGCGATAGACGCATCGGTGCGGTTCGCCGCAAACACGTGAATCGACACCGTGTTGCACTCCGTGACCCAGTCACTAGGGGCCGTCAAATTATTCACCAAATAAAACGGCAACGGGGGAGTAGCCGGCATATCGATCCCCACATTAGGAAACGACTGCGCCAGATAGTTGACCACGAGTTCTTCAACATCCGCGGCAATCACCCGACAAACACCTCGCCGCTAGTGCCCTTAACTACACGGGTGCCGTTCCGCATCTCCCTATCCACAGAACCGCCACCGAAATGAGCCAACGTCTTAGCGCCACACGCATACTCCGGGTTGTGCGCCGTACCATACTCAAGGAAAGAAGCGAGAGGCTGAAGCTCCGTACCAACCGAAACCCGGCCATCCTCCCACTCATACACCTTAATGGACTCCGCATAATCACCAGGCTCATTAGGGACACCACCGCCCCCACCACGAAGACCCGTAGGACCATGATCACGCTTAGGATTACGATCACCCCAGTGCGGGGCAATCCCCTTCCAATACTCGGCGACCTCATGACCCTTCGCGATCTTAGCCGCAAGAACAAGCCCCGAATAAGCAGCGAACTGCGCCACATTCTCCGCGAAAACAGACGCCTCCATAGACGCCTTCTCAACCGTAGTAAACCGGCCAGAAGGATCCCGAAGACGACCACCAGAATCATAGGAAGCATAGTCGGCCATCAGCCGGTCTCCTTCTTCACAATGAACTCGCCCTGCAAAGCCCGACCCCACTGATCCCGCGTATTATGAACACCAAGGATCCGGAACTTCACAGCACCGCCCCCCCAGGGAGGAACGATGTACCACTCCGCAAACACACCCTGAATATTCGTATTGAACGGGGTGAAGATCTTATCCGTCGCCTCCGCATACGCCGTGTTATCGACCTTGTCCTTCACCGTCGCGGACTGAACACTGCAACCAGGCTGATCAAACGCCGTCAACCCCGACGAGGCAGGAACCGTGTGGAACTTATCCACCACAAACTGCCCCGGAGGGTTAAACGTCAGAGTCAACACACCCGGATTTAGCGGCATGATCCCTCCACAAAGCTAAAGCGGCCTCAGGACTAAGGGTGCCAATGACGCGGTGATCGTGAGGCTCGTCCTCCCAACTGATACGACACGTTCCGCAGATACCCCTCTCGCCTTTCACGCGATACTCACCAATGTATATCTGTCGAGTATCCGCTGGTCAAAGGCGTCTATTACGATACCAACACCACCAGAGTTACCCGCATAACGCTCACTGAACGAACCGACCTCACGCTGCAACAACAGAGCAGGGTTCTCCAAATACTGTTGCGCAAACCGGACAGCCGCATTAATCAACGCACCAGGCACCGTCGAATAACCATAATCGTAAGTGACCTGCAACGAAGCGGGCAGACACGGCCAAGTCGGACCGAACGTCCACGTAATATCAGTACCAGGAAGACCCGTAGTGTTATAGATCAGCCCAGTATCGGCAACAAACGCCCAGTTGGTGAGGGTTGTCCACGCCATACCGTCCGAAGTCTGACTCGGCAACCACGCCTGAACCGACTCCACGTTCGCCACCGGAATATTAGGGATCAATGCCCGACCATACGGTGCGGGATCGATAAAAGACGTCACCCCAGTAGTAAGGTCAAAACCAGCATCGCCCCTATTGCAATACTCGCAGACGAACGACTCGGCCCAACTCAACGCCTGTGTCACACTGGGGCTATCGTAAACGCCGCCAATAGGTGTAAACGCGGCGGCAAGTTGAGTCGCGAACGTCACTTCGTCTCCGCAGCCTCGTTAGCCTTCGGCCGGCGACCCCGACGAGGAGCAACAACCTTAACCTCAGCCTCATCCTCAAGGCGCACCAGTTCATCCTCGGCAGGCTCCTCCTCGCGGCGGGGAGAAATGTCACGAATAACAGCAACAATCTCGCCCTGCCGCTGAAGCCACGGCGGCGGAGTCTCCTCAATCGTCACATGCGTGACCGTATAACCACTCATCAGTTACCTCCGGGATAGATGTAAGACACAGTCGAGGTGCCAGTAGCGACAACCCCATACAGGTCATGCGCCGGACCCTCAGTGGGCAGCGTCACGAGCGTGGTAGGCAGCGCCACACCGGTACTGGTAGTCACACCCGCACCGCCGACAGTCGTCGCCGCCGAACACAAAAGCGTGATCCCACCAAGCCCACCAGGGCTGGCAATCAGGGTAGCGGTAGTACCGACAGTCACCTGGCCAGAAACATAGGGCTGGTTAGCCATTACGCCCCGCCGATAACCGCGTAGTTAACCTTCATAGTGCCCGCAGGAGTGCCATGAGTACCAACCGTGATAGCAGTCTTAGTAACCGACGCGTAAAAACCGCCAACAGTGGCAGTAGCCGAATCAACCGCCGAAATGACAACAGCAGGAGCCTGAACACTATAAGCGTTCTGGAAAGTAACAGTCGCCAACGTGCCCGCAGCAGGACTCGTACCAACAACCAGGGTAAGAGTGCCCCACTCGTCCATGCCGACAACAGTCGCAGACGGAGAGCCGGAACCAAGACCGGCGCCAGCCGCAACAACCGGCGCGGGAGTCAGCTCAAGAGACTCGTGCGTACTACGCAATCTAGCCATAAAGTTTTTCCTTTCAAGGTAAAGGGTGTGTGCGGATCCGTATCGTGTTGATACGTTTACGCACACACCCCTCAACCAAATTTGTTAGCCAGCGACCAGCTGAGTCAGCTCGAAAGCAGTCGGACGGTAGCAAAGCAGACCAAGACGACTGTCAGCACGCACAGTCACCTTACCCTGAATGAAGTCAGACTCATTCGAGTTAGTGACCTGCATTTGAATACCCTGACGACGCGCAACCTGAACAGTCTGCGGGTCAAACCACCCAGTCAGAATGTAACCAGCAGGCATCAAAGGCGTGGTCACGACGGGTACGCCCCACAACGATTTAACCGGCCCGCGGGAAACTCCATAAACGTTTCCGAATATGCGGGGATTCATAAATTGTTGGTTGGCATCCTGGGCAGTTTCAAGTCGCTGCCAATCGCGGGGATGCATTATGTGAGCAGTCGGAGATTGGAACACAGCTAACTCAATATCGACCGCAGCGTCCTTCAGATTCAAAGAAACAGTCAGCGGATCCGGGTAAGAAGTACCCGCACCAGTAACCACACGACCAACCGAAAGACTCGTAATGGTTTGCGCCAGCACACCAGAACCCAGAGTGCCCGAAGCCGGGAACGCCACATTCGAAACAGTGGTAGAAGTAGAACCATTGTAGAGCGAACCAGAACCAGCGGTAGTGAAGCTAGCGTCGAAGGACAGCAGACCGCCAACACCCGGGTAACCCGAGCCGGCAAGAATCTGAACCTCTTCCTGACGCTCCACACCAAGCAGCAAACGACCTTGTACAAAGTTGTACAGGGTAGCGGCGTCGGCGATAGCCTCATCCGAGATCGTCATCGCGTTCGCGACCTTGCCGATCTGAGCGTAGCTACGACCAACCGACAGGCTGGAGAACGGGAAGGTCCCGGCCTCATTAACCTGATTAGCCTGGAAGTTATCCAGCTTCTCAGTCAGATACGAAATGTTAGGCGAAGTAGTAGCGAACGAAGAAATCAGGTCAGCCAGAGTCAACTGGTAGAACAGAGTCTCAACGATCCCCGGACGAAAATCAGGCAGAATACCCTGCGCGAACGCACCAGTACCAAACGGGTTCTGACCGATAGCCGAAGGACCAGTGAAACCGCCACCCGAAGTAGTCGAAGGCAGAAGCAGATCACCCATAACGTTATCGCTCTCAGCGTTACCCACAGGGGTCTTAACGCCGATCTCAAACGAATGCTCAATCGCCTTACGGGTAACGTCGTTGACGCCGATCAGGGCAGCGAAACCCTCATCCTCAAGCGCAAGCATAGCGAGATGCTTACGACCGTACTTGCTTAGCGGGTTCGGCATCTCGAACTTCTGGACAGGCTTGCCGGTCTTGGTGTCGACAGCCTCGCCGATACCACCCTTAACCAGAGCAGCTTCTATCTCGGAAGCCTCTTCACAACGACCAAGCTGGCCACGGATACGGGTAAAGTCGTCTTGCAGACCCTTCCACGCAGTAACCTTCTCGTCCTCAGTGATCTCCGGGTTCTCTTCGAACTCCTTAGCGAAAGCACCGAGACGCGCTTCCACGTCCCGAAGCTGAGTCTTCAATTGGGCTGAAGTAGCCATACTATTCTGTTATTCCTTCGTTATAAAGATTGCAGTAATTGGGAGCGCATCTGCAGGAACTGCAGCGCGCGTTCTCTCTTTGCCTTCTCGTCAGCGGGGGAAGCGGGCGCCGGGACCTCATCGGTGGGGGCGGGGGCTTCGGGCGCAGACTCGTCTGGCGTAAGCACTTGATCCAAGGCTTTTTCGAAAGCCTCAGTGTTTGTATCTACTTTGGTCTCCGCAACGTGCTCATCGAGCGCGCGAAGTTGCTCCTCGCACCACTCACGGGCACCGTCAACGGAAGCGAAATGAACTTCGCCGTAATGGCCATCAAATTCCTTGACCATTGTGACTTGCGGCTTCGCAGCCTTGTTGGCGCCATCATCAGCGCCAGAACCCTCATCGGTAACCTCAATGACAGGACAAGCAGCACCGAGATGACTAGAAGCATCGTGAATCGCCTGCACAAGGGCACCGTCGCCGCCAACACCACTCGCGGTCTGACCGGCTTTAGTCCAGATGTCGGCGATAGCATTCTTGAACGCTTCACTGTCGACACGCGGGAGGACATCAACATAGACAGCGCCGTCCGCAGACTTGCTGTGAGGGTCGGCGACATCAATGCCGTGCGACCGTGCCGCAGCTTCAATCGCAGACTTAACGTGAGCCGCGTGCGAACCCAACGCATCGTAGTTCTTCGCCACATTGATGTACGCAAGCGCAGCCCTAATGTGGGCAACCGTGTCAATCGGGTACTTGCCGTCCTCCGGGTCCGCATAGCGAACATCCCCGTAAGGCTCCGGCGACTTCACGCTCAAAGCCTCCAGAACGGCCTCTTTAACCTCGTCGGGCACATCACCCTCGGCCCTACCCGATAGGGCGTCCTTGAGGGCGCTACAGGCCTTCACGGCAAGGATCACGGCGTCCCGGTTAGACGGGGTCGCTACAACGCCGGCGTTAAGCAGTTCGCGACGGGGCTCACTGTCTTTCTTGCTCTTGTCGGTCATGAAGGCCACGCTGACAGTACTTATGTGGCCCTCGCGAATGAGCTGACGCACCTCTTGGGCGCGGGGCAGTCCGGAAAAGCGAGCTTCCATCATCATCTTTTCGCCCTCAAAGTACGGGCGGAAAGAGCCTATGGTATCCGAAACAGACATGCCATGATCTACATCAAGGGGAAGCCTTTCCGGCAGCGGTTCAATCCACTCATCGCGATGAAGGCGGTCGCCGTCCCTGTCGAGCGACGGCGTAGAAAGTACAGCCCTGAACCCGCCATCGGGTCCGAACTCATCATCGTCCACCGACTCCACGGTGGCGATGGATTTCTGTATTAAGTTAGACATAATTCCTTGCTAGTTCAGAGCGCGCTCCAAAAATGCGCGAATTTCTTCATGCGATAAGCCCGTCTCGTGCTTAAGGGAGCGGTACTCCTGAAGCTCGCGCGAGGCCACGGCGGCGTCGCGCCCCTTATGACATTTCTTGCACATGGGCATGTAAAACTCGGGATAAAGAGAATAGAAAACTTTCGAAGTGCCTGAAGGTCCATACAATTGGTCTGGATCAGTGCCGTCGTACGCCCACTCGGCCGCTTGCCCACCGCACTGCACGCATTGGTACACGGAAGCGGGCCCCCATAGGCGCTTAGCGCGCTCGTGAGCCGCCCGTTCGCCCACCACATCGTGAATAGAGTAGACGCGGATCGGCACGTCCTCGCACGCGTCCCCCGTCCTTTGCAGCCGGGACGCGTGGGTGGTGCAATATCCCCTTTTCCGCTGGGGCCGCGCACAGTCACCCACCGAGCAGACGCCGTCGTAATATTGATACTCCCTGACGGGATCACGCACATCGCTGCCATACTTCCAGCGCTGATAGTGGCCGGAGCAATAGCCTTTCGCGACATATCGCCTGCCGCACCCGGGGACGCTACAAGCCTTCATGACAGCCAATCATACCATACCAAACCAGTATGATTAGGCAGCCTTCGAGTCCCGCTGAGCAATCGCCAGCCTGACCGATTCAAGAACATCATCAAGTTCATCCGGATACTTCGCCGCCAACGCCATAGCGAAAGCCTTGATCTCCTCCGGAGACTTCCCACGACCGACCTGGCGGACAACCTCCCGGTAATGCTTAGGGCGCGACGTAGAAGGATTCTGATTACCCGGCTGCGGACCACCCGACCCAGAAGAAACCGCCACCGGAGTTCCCGGATGCCGCGGCACCGAAGTCGGAGGCTTACCCTCTTCTGTCGAAGCAATCGGAGTCGTAGGCGTCGGATCCAACTTAATCCCATCCGGCGTAGTACCCGAAGCCGCAGTATTCATACGAATAATCTCACCCGGCTCACCAAGCTCCTGAATCGCCGAGTTACAATAAAGCTTATCCGCCTTCTCGTCCCCATACCTGTTCAGACCGGTATATTCCCTCGCCTCATTCGGCGTCATCACAGCGACAGACACAGCCTTATGCGCCGCCTCCATCCGCGCCTCATAATCACCACGCATCACTTCGTCAGTCGCAAACCGCATAATATTCTTACGCGACCAGTTAGACCCCACATACGTGTCCATCACGGACTGGATCAACTCGATAACCGGAGCCATCGTATCCCGATAAAAACCGCGCATCTGCTCAGTGATATTGCTGAAGGTCGCGTGATCGAGGACACCCACGAGAGTGGGTGCAATATCGTAAATTGCGCAAATCTCCTCCCGGTTCATCTTCCGAGACTCAATCAACTGCAAATCCACAGCCGTAACCTGAAACGGCTTAGCCGTCACACCATCCTCAAGAACCAACGTCTTACCAGAGTTAGACGTCCCCGCATGAGCATTCTCAAACGCAAGCTTCAAACGCTTCGCGCCAACATCACTCAAACGGTTAGGCGTCTCCAAAACAAGATTCGGACGCCCCCCATTCCTCCACATCGAAGACACCGCAGTACGCGACGAATCCTCCGAAAAAATAGTTGACTCAATCGCCACCATCTTGGAAAACCCGCGCTCAAGGCCCCTCGGGTTGAACAACCGGAATGGAACAATGTCACGCTGATCAAACTTCACCAACTCGGTATTGATACCCGAACCGGCCTGAAAAAAGTACGTGTACACACCATCCTTGGGATCACGCCGAATCGCAACCCGAGACGGATGCATCGGCATGAACGCATACGGCACATCGTTCTTATCCCTGACCATCGCCAGGTAAGTCTCACCGTAAATATCAATCGTCGTCTGAACCCAGTGCCAAAACCTAAACGGGTCCATATACGGCAACTGCGAAGTCTGAAGACAAGGATTAGCGATCAACTGCGCATACTGCGAGCGAGTGTCAAGAGTCCGCGTGTTATCGTTGCCAACATCCCACACATCCACCGGAAGACGAGCCACCGCATTCGCCCGCTTATCGACACAAGCACGCACCCACGGCTGACGCTCATAAATCTCACCAAACAACGCATACCGGTACTCAAGCTCCAGGCCCATCAGCTCTGGATAATAATAACTTTGAGGAATAATGGGCTGTAATTCGGCCAAACCCTCCGGCGCCAGATCCAAACCTGAGCCGCGGATCCTCACCGGAAGATTAGTGCCGCTACTGGTCCGCATGAGCCGCTACCGTCTGAACGTAGGCAACATTCGAGTGCCTGATAAACAACTCGCCCTCCACCTTCGCGGGCTCCGCGCCATCCGGGTAAGCCACCACATCGGCGAACACCGCATAATCGCGATCCTCGGCAGTTAACACCCCGGAAAACTGCGTCCCCACCCGTGGTGTGACATGGAAGCGAGTCCTCAGCTTCCGGCGTATTAAGTTTTTCAAGTGGGTCCTTAAAGTATTAGGACGTCTTTTTCGCAATAGACCGAGTTAATGTGGCCGTCGCGCGTCCAATAAGCATTCATAGCCATGATTGCGGCCGGCACCGCGTCAATCCTCTTCGAAGCCTTCATGCGGTTAGGCTTTTCCGGCATAATCTGATCCGGATCCGCAGCCTTATACTTAGCCTCGCAAGCATCGAAACAAAACCGCGCTAACGGATTGGCATGATGCCGGTAGAGCCCGTCCGTCACCATGTCGTAAATACGGTGCATGCCGTCCGACATCGTAGAGAACTGGTTGTCGTAGGCGTATATGTCTTCCACGCCGATACCGGTCTCCAGGCGGATCCGCTGGATAACGGGTTCACTCATGTGTTTGTCGGCGTCACCGCCCAAGATCACAAACCGTTCCGAATCCCGCTTAATGTCCGCATACAGCTGCTCAAAGTCCAGAACGTCACCCGGGGTGACTGTCAACCAGCCGCCCTTAATGAACTCGTAACTAAACCTGCCCTTGTTCAACCGGTCAAGCTTCTCCACCGCGGCCTCGGGCGCCCAATGACGCCACACCACATCCACGCCATAGGTGGAGTCCGCACAGGGAAACAGGTAGCAGATAGAGGTCAAGTCCTGCTTAGCGGCAAGGTCCAACCCGAAATAGCACTCGCAGCCGCGGAAAGACTCCAACAACTGCTCGTTGTTGTCATAGATGGTGCTCTTGTTACCCGCCTTGTCCCAAAGAAACATGTTCATCCATCGAACAGTTGAACTCTGCCACTGGTTCAAGCGGTACTGTCGGAACGCCATCTCCGCGATAGGATTCGTCCTGGCTTCCGCTGCCTGCTTCTTCAAACCCTCCAAAGTCAAAAAGTCACCCAAAGCAGGATTAGCATGCCCCCAGTTCGCCTCATCCCACGGATCCGCAGTCTCCGGAGTATTCTTCAAATACACAAAAATGTGACGGAACTCCTCAGCCTCCGGATTATCCAAAGCCTGTTCCATCTTCTTATGCATCTGGCCGGCGAAACCCTCCGGATCATTACCGGCAGTCGTCGCCGCGATCAGCAAAGGCTGAAGACGGGCACCCGACCCCATACCAGTACGGAGCGAGTCCCACATGTCCCCG